TCACCGATTACATTGATGGTGTAGTAAAGGGTGACCAAGCACAGATTGATAAATACATTGCTGACTGCTTGGCGGTCAAAGCCAAGTATCCGAAGGGAGTAGCATAATGGCATCCATTATTAACGCAACTACTAGCACAGGACTTGTTTCTAGTGCTGACAACTCAGGCTCATTACAGTTAGCTACCAATAACGGAACTACTGCGGTAACGATTGATACTTCACAGAATGTGGGTATTGGTACTACTAGTCCTGCCGTAAAGTGCCATGTATCTAGTTCTGCTGGTGTTGCACTTCGTATAGATAACCCAAGCAGCACTTCAACTGGAGTGCAATCTTTTTTAAATGGCAATCTTACTTCGGCAGTAGATTTTTCAACTTCTGGCACAATTTTTTATCAAAATGCTGGTTCAGGTGCTTGTCCAGAACGGATGCGTATTACCTCTAGTGGTAATTTAGAAATGGCTTCTAGTGCTGGAATTGTGCAGACAGCAACAAACCAAACAATCAGGATGCCTTCAACTGGTGGTATAGGATATGTAGGTAATATTAATTCAGCAAGTGTGTTTCAAATTGCATATAACTCAACTTCTGCTGGTGTTCAATTAAGTAGCGGCGCTACATCATGGGGAACTTTCTCTGATAGCCGACTTAAAAACATTACAGGTACATATACAAATGCTTTGAATGATATTGCACAAATTCAACCAGTTAAATTTACATGGAAAGCGGATGAAGATAACAAACCACAAGTTGGTGTAATTGCTCAATCAGTTCAAAATGTTGTTCCTGAAGCTATAGAATCTTCAACTATTGAGATGGAAGGTACTGAAGAATATTTAACTGTTCGTTACACCGAGCTTATTCCATTAATGATTGCTTCAATCCAAGAACTAAACACCGATTTGGCTAACACCAAATTGCTGCTTACTGAGGTAAGCAATAAAGTAGAAGCACAAGCAGTCCGCATCGCTGAATTAGAAGGAGCAAAATAATGCCTATAACACTAAATGGCGATACTGGGATTGTTACTCCCATGTACAACGGGAGTATTACTGCTAATGCGGTAACTCCTGTAACTGGATTTAAAAATAGAATAATTAATGGACAGATGACTTTCGACCAGCGTAATGCTGGTGCTAGTGTTAGCGGTAATAACAATTACACTTTAGATAGATGGCAAGCCCTTGTTTCTGCCAGTGGTAAATTCACAGTTCAGCAAGATGCAGGTGCAGTAACACCACCAGCAGGATTTACAGATTATTTAGGGGTTACTTCATCATCAGCTTATTCCGTTAGTTCAGGCGATTACTTCACAATCAATCAACGAATTGAGGGATTTAATGTTGCAGACCTAAACTGGGGCTCGGCTAATGCTAAAACTGTTACTTTGTCATTTTGGGTTCGCAGTTCACTAACTGGAACTTTTGGAGGCTCTTTAAGAAACTCTGCATCAAACAGAAGTTACCCTTTTAGTTACACAATTAACTCGGCAAACACATGGGAATTTGAAACAATAACAATTGCTGGCGATACTAGCGGAACATGGTTGGTAACTAATGGTATTGGTATAGATATTAACTTTTCTCTTGGTGCTGGTTCTGCATTTAGTGGAACTGCTGGTGCTTGGGCTGGCACAAATCTTTTCTCAGCCACAGGAGCAACATCCGTAGTCGGCACAAACGGAGCAACTTTCTACATCACAGGAGTTCAGCTTGAGGTAGGCTCTACAGCTACTAGCTTTGATTACAGACCTTATGGAACTGAGTTACAGCTTTGCCAACGCTATTATGCAAAGATGGGAACTGGAGGATATTCAAACTATCCTGCTTTTGCTTCTGGAGTAGCTACAGCCACTAATAGTGGAAATTTATTTTTTAAGTATCCAGTTACCATGAGAGCTAGTGCAACCATAGCGTATTCAAATGTTGCTTATTCGTATGCGGCTGGAACTTTAACTGCCGTTTCAAGTTCAGGCGCAACTTATGCTGGAACGGATAGTATGTTAGCCCAACCAGTAGCTACTGGTGCGTCAATGACTATTGGATATGCTTGTATCTTGATGGCAAACAATAATAGTGCTGGATATATTGAACTAAATGCGGAGTTATAAAATGTATCAATTACCTAAAGTTTCAGAAGGATGGGCTGTTCAATCTGTTATTAGAACTAACGAAGATGGCAAACAGTCTAGCATCCCATTCGACCCAGCCAACACAGATTATCAGCAATTCAAAAAAGAAGTCTTAGCTGGTGCAGAACTGCAAGATGCCGATGGGAATGTGATGACGGATGCTGCGGAGTATGTAAGGACATTACCATGACAGAAGCTGATTTAAAACTCCTAAGCCACGAAGAAGTCTGTAAGGTTCGATACGAACAGATTAACGCTAGACTAAAGAGACTAGAACAGATTCTCCTCGGCACTGCTGGGTTTATTATTATAACTTTATTAACTCTGGTACTTAAATGAGCAGACCACATTCTGTAGGTAAGAATCTTACTGCTAATACATTGACAACAATGTTTACTGTTCCAACTAGGAACATGGCTGTTGCTCATGATATTTTAATGACTAATAGAGGTACTGGGAATAAACATATTTCTATCTATTGGTACGATAAAAGTGCTAATGTTAGCATTGAAATAGTACATGAGAGAACTATATCTGCAAAAACTTCTGCTGTGATTGATAGTACTTTTTCTTTTGTAATGGATGAAGAAGACGAACTTCGTGCTATATCTGAAACAGGTTCAACCATGACAGTTATAGCATCCTTTGATTTAGAACAACGCAGTACTGTACAAAACTTTGCATAAGGATAATTATGCCACTCGCTAAAGGTAAGTCTCAGAAGACAATCAGTAAGAACATTTCTAAGATGGTCAAAGAAGGAAGACCACAGAAGCAAGCAGTCGCAATTGCATTATCAACCGCTAAAGTAGCTAAACCCAAGAAAAGGAAATAATATGCCAATGGTCAAAGAGAAGAAGTTCCCCTATACAACTAAGGGTAAAAAGCAAGCTAAGCAGTATGCTAAGAAGACTGGTGCTAAAGTAGTGTCTAAGCCAGCTAAGAAGATGGGAGCAATGCGTGGCTACTAAACCCGGCTTGTATGCCAATATCGCCGCTAAACGCCGTCGTATTAAGGCGGGTTCCGGCGAGAAGATGCGTAAGGTAGGCAGCAAAGGCGCACCTTCGGCGCAGGACTTCAAAGAATCTTCTAAAACAGCTAAAAAGAAGAAATAATGCCAAAGAAAGCATATCAGAACCCAGAAGGTGGTTTAAACGCCAAAGGAAGGGCTTACTTCAAGCGAACAGAAGGTGCTAACCTCAAGCCTCCAGTTTCTGCTAAAGCGGCTGCAAAGTCGCCTAAAGCGGCTGGAAGGCGAAAGAGCTTCTGTGCAAGGATGGGCGGTGTCAAGGGTCCGATGAAGGATGAAAAGGGCAGACCTACTCGTAAAGCCTTGGCATTAAAGAAGTGGGATTGTTGAGATTTTACTTGACAAAACAGTCAAACTATGATAGGATAGCACATGGCTTCAATGAACTATATTCAACTTGTTAATGACGTACTTATTCGCTTACGAGAGCCAGAGGCTTCCTCGGTATCGGATAACGCTTATGTTAAGCTCATTGCTCGTTATGTTAATGATGCTAAGCGAATGGTTGAGGACTCCTATAACTGGAATGCTCTATCAGAGACACTGTCTGCCACAACAACAGCCGATGTATTTAACTATGTATTAACAGGTTCTGGTCAACGCTTTCGTGTAATTGATGTACTAAACGACACTGATAACTTCTTTGTAACAAATGCTCCTACTGTGTGGATGGATCAACAGTTCTTGTTGACGACTCCACAAAAGGGTAGTCCAATGTACTATAACTTTAATGGTACAAACGCTAACGGCGACACCCAAGTAGATTTGTTTCCTATTCCAAATGGTGCTTATAACCTTCGCTTTAACATTATTAAGCCACAAGTACCTTTAGCAATTAACGCTGATACTCTGTTAGTACCGGACGAACCAGTCATCTTGGGTGCATTGGCTAGGGCGCAAGCAGAGCGTGGCGAAGACGGCGGTGTACAGTCTGGTGAGACTTATGCTTTATATCGTCAAAGTTTATCCGATGCTATTTCATTAGAATCCAATCGCTATATTGAAGAATCTCAGTGGAACTGGGTCTAATGGCTAGTAAGTTACTAACATCGTCTATAGCAGCACCGGGGTTTTATGGACTCAATCTACAAGAGAGTAGTATTACTCTTTCTTCTGGTTATGCACTAAAAGCACAGAACTGTGTGATTGATAAATATGGTCGTATCGGTGCAAGACGAGGATGGACTACAGTAAACTCTGCAGTTAATACTGACTTAGGTGCTGGTAATGCAGTAGAGTTTATATTTGAATTAGTTGATGGTGGTAGTAATCAAGTGTTAAGTGCTGGTAATAATAAGTTATTCGTAGGAACTACTACGATGACTACTAAGACAGTGCGTAATACTACTAACAGCGGTGACGCTACTTATACTATTACAGCTAATAACTGGCAGGGTGCTGCCATGTCTTATGGAGATGTTACAGACTTCCAAGCTCATGTGTATTTAGCACAAGCTGCACACCCTATGCTAGTGTATCATGAGTTACCTATTTCTGGTAATCCTTTTAGTTCGCACGATAGTGGTACATTTGGCTACCAACGTGTAGGAGATGACGCTAAGTTACCTTCTAATCATAGCACAGCAACATTCATGCCTAGCTGGGTGTTGTCTGCTTACGGTAGAATCTGGTGTGGTGGTATCTCAGGAGACACTCAGACTGTCTATTTCAGCGACTTACTAGCTGGTACAGACTTCTTAAATGGGTCTGCTGGGTACTTAAACCTACAAGAGGTATTACCTAACGGTGATCCTGTAGTCGCTGCTGCAGCACACAATGGATATATTATATTCTTTGGTCGTAAGAACATAGCAATCTATGCTAATCCTTTAGACACAGGAGCGTTAACACTTGTTGAAGTTATCTATAATGTAGGATGTATTGCTAGAGATTCAGTACAGAACATTGCAACAGATGTGTTGTTTTTATCTGACTCAGGAGTTCGTAGTCTACAGCGAGTAATCCAAGAGAAGTCTATGCCAATGCGAGACATCTCTAAGAATGTTCGTGATGAACTAATGGCTGCCGTAGCATCTGAGACAGACTTAACTAAGATTAAAAGCATTTACTATGAAAGAGATGCTATATATTTATTAACGCTTCCTACAACTAAGTTTGTATATTGTTTTGATACTCGTGCTGCACTGCAAGATGGTTCTATGAGAGTTACAGTCTGGGACAGCATAGAGCCTAAATCATTATTTGTTACTCAAGCAAGAGACTTATACTTAGGTAAGCCGGGATATATTGGTAAATACTACGGCTACGCTGATAATACTTCTAGTTATCGTCTTGCTTACTATACTAATTACTTTGACTTTGATGCGTCTACAAATCTTAAATTACTAAAGAAGATTGGTTGGGTATTGATTGGCGGTACTAATCAAGCAGTAGCTATTAAATGGGGATTTGATTATAACGAAAGTTATCAAGCTACTACTTATAATTTGGATGCTGCTACAGTGTATGAATATAATAACTCTACTGTAGATACTATCCCCGGATCATCCGAATATAATATTGCTGAATATACATCAGGTATTGTTTTAGATCGCTTTAACATTAATGCTGGTGGTCAAGGAACTGTAATGCAGTTAGGCTTAGAAGCAGATATTAATGGAAATCCAGTTTCAATTCAGAAAATAGACGTAGCAATTAAGCAAGGAAAGACTTTAGTCTAAGGACATACTATGGCAAACTATACAAAAGCAACTAACTTTACAGCTAAAGATGGATTACCTACTGGTAACTCAGGCAAGATTGTTAAAGGTACAGAGATTGATACTGAGTTAACTGCGGTAGCTTCAGCTATTTCGTCTAAAGCAGATATTAACAGTCCTGCTTTAACAGGAACTCCTACAGCTCCTACTGCGTCTGCTGCTACAAATACAACACAATTAGCTACTACTGCTTTTGTACAAACTGCAGTAGCGGCATCTTTTAGTGCTGGCATGATTATGATGTGGTCTGGGACAATTGCTACGATTCCTACAGGATGGGTTCTCTGTAATGGTTCTAATAGCACTCCTGATCTTCGTAATAGATTTGTTATTGGTGCTCATACTGACTCTGCTGGTGTAGCGTACTCCACAGTAACTGGAAGCAATACAACATCCGGTGGTACTAAAGACGCTATTGTTGTAAGCCATACACATACTGCAACTTCAACTGTTACTGACCCGGGACATAATCACACTCTTACAGGTAGGCAGCACGCAGGTGCGGATGGCTCTTTGAACGAATTTGGTGATTCTGTTGCTGCAGAAATTTATAGTAATAATACCTCAGTACAGACAGCAACTACAGGAATTACTGTTGCAACAACCAATGCTTCTACAGGATCTAGCGGTACAAATCAGAACTTGCCTCCATACTACGCTCTTGCGTACATTATGAAGACCTAATATGAAAGTACCTGTAGTCATTAGAGACGACTACACAATGTTTCTAGAATTACACGATGCAGCATTGTGGTTTCATACAGATGTACGAAAGTGGACATCGGAAATAAAAGTAAAGTATGTAGAAGATTTAAATATATTACAGGATTTAATAAACAGTCCTTTATTTGCACTGGTACAGCAACGAAATAAGAAACTCAGTAAATTTGGTAAAGTAATTGGTTTTAAATATGAACAACCCTTTTTAGGTAATGATAAACAAATGTATGACATCTATAGTAGGAGTAAATAATGGGTAGCTTTGCGCAATTTGCAGGTCCAGTCTTTTCGACTGTCGGAGGTCTCATTAGCGGAGGCAAAGGAGCAGATGCTGCCAGAGCACAGGCGGAGTCGCTTCGTGCTGCAGGTAAGCGTTCTTCGGAAATGGCACAGTTTCGTCCTATTGGCTTAACTACTGGCTTCGGAAGTTCTCGATTTAGAACTAATGAACTTGGTCAAGTTGAAGAAGCTGGTTATGAATTAACTCCAGAACTTCAAAATCTTCGTAATCGTTTTGTCGGCGGTGCAACTGGATACGACCCTACTCGTGTACAGAACTTAGCAGAACCTATTTATGGCGGAGCAAGCTCATTATTCAATTTAGGCGGTAGCTACTTAGGTGCAAATCCACAAGAGGTTGCAGCTAAGTACATCTCTGATAGACAAGGATTATTACAACCTAGTCGTGCTGCTGAATTTGGTAGAATCAATGCTCGTAACTATGCTACTGGTCGTGGTGGTCTAGGTGTGCAGACAGGAACTGGCGGAGCGCCAACTAATCCTGCATTACAGGCATATTACAATTCTATCTTCCAACAAGATAAAGCATTAGCTGCAGAAGCAGACACAGAAGCCATGAATCGTATTCGGTTCGGTGGAGAACTGTACGGCGCTGGCGGTAAACTTGCTGCTGGTATTCCATCGCTGTTTAGTGGTTCGTTCTTACCGATTGAAACACAGCTTAACATGGCTAAGAGTATTGAATCACTAGGACAAAACCCATATCAAATGAGTTTAGACTTAGCTGCTGCTCAAGCGGGTGCTGGTGCAAGATCAGGTGAATTGTATTTACGTCCACAAGCTGCTGCGGCAGATGCATATGCTAAGTATCAAGGCTACAGTCCTTTTGGCACAGCTCTTAGCGGTTTTGGCGGTGCTATGAGTGGTGGTGGCGGAGGCGGTGGATTTGGTAGTTTATTCGGCAGTGGCGGCGGTTACTCAGCGGCTCCTTATGCTCCTACAAACCCCGGTTTCGGTAGCTCTCAAGGGGGCTTTTATGGCTCTTCTGCATTTTAATTAACAGGAATAATCATGGCGGATATTGTAAATAGTTTATTTGGTATTGATCCTGCTGCACTGCAACAGCAACGACAAGTCTTAGACTCTAATCAAGCATTTAGATTTGCACAGTTAGATCCGCTACAGCGTGCTAACATGGCAATCTATCAAGGCAGTGCTGGTATTGGTCGAAGCATTAATCAATTACTTGGTGGTGATGAGCAACTTAATCGTGCGACTCAAGTTCGCCAGTTAGCATCTCAGTTCGATATGACTAGTGCTGATGGATTACGTCAGTTTGCTCAAGCAGTGGCGCAGGTTGCTCCTGATGTTGCTCAACAGGCAATTAAACGTTCTGATGAAATTGTTACAACGGGATTAAAACAAGCTGAGTCAATTGCTACTACACAAGCTAAACTAAGAGAAAAAACACTACCTACTTCAGGTTTAGGTAAGTTAATAACAGAAAAAGAGGCTTTACTAGCAAGTGGAGTACCCGCAAACGACCCTAGAGTAGTTGCATACGATAATGCTATCAAAGCTGAAGGAGAAGGTAGGGGAGTTAAAGTTATTCTACCCGGCGAACAAGCCGATAAGATTCTTCGTGAAAAAAGAACTGGTAAATTCTTAGATCTTGAGGATTCTGCTATTGCCGCTGGGGATACAATTCAATTAACAAGAGATTTTAACAATGTTTTAAATAACGCATTTACTGGTACTGGTTCTGGCGTTAAATTAACAGCTTCGCAGTTTGCTAATGCTTTAGGTGTTAATGTAACCGGAACTAGTGAATCTGAGCAATTAGATCAGTTATTTGCGGCGTTGACTGTAGGACAAGCTAAGAATCTAAAAGGTAGTTTGTCTGACAAAGACGTTAAGTTCTTGAAAGAAGCTGTCGGAACTCGTGGTTTAACAAAAGAAACTTTACAGAATGTTGTAGAACGTATTGAGCGTAATGCTTTAATTGATCAAAAAACTTATGATTTGGCAAGTGGCTATACTGGCGATATGGCTAAGATTAATATTAATGA